GGAAGACCTGTGTTAGAAAACATTGGATTTATATTTTTACCTTCAAAGGTTTGATAATTACCTAAAGTAGGATTATAATATGCTGTTAATTCTGTTGGTATAAAATCTCCCAACTCTTCGTCATATACATCTTTAGTAAAAGTTTTTGATCTAGATAAATCTAAGTTACCAAATTTACCACCACCCCTATATCTATCATCTCCACTACCTGGATCTTGTGGGTATAACAATCTTAATTGTTCAGGTGTTAATCCTGCTTCTGGTTTTTCCTCAATAGGATCTATTGGGACTGGACCTATTGTTTTTATTGGCAATGAAAATATACCAGAAATATCTGGTAATGCTTGAGCTAAATATTGTCTTGCTAAATCTGCTAAAGTCGCCATTATCTTCTTCCATCCGGTTGTATGTCTAATCTAAACGTACCAAGTTTCCAGCTTTG